CCGCGAGGTCACAAGCGTGTTCGACCGAATCCGGTGGTGAGGTATGCGACCTGCGCCTCCACCATGATTCTGCCTTCGATCGGGGCCACGACCCGGGTGGGTGATCGAAGCAGAGGAACTCCGAGAGGATGTTCCCGAACCCCAACCGATAGATCACGCGAAGCGTTGCCGGTCGATCCGAACTCTTCTGGTGGATGGTGTAATCGACCCCGCGGACTTCGACCTTCTCGAACTTGATCTTGCCGCTCGAGACGATCTCATCCGTCGCCGCTTCGGGTGCGTGCCTGACCTCGTCCTTTGGAATCGGAGCGCCGCAAGCGGGGCACTCTTCGGGGAATGGGTACTCGATAAGTTCGTGGCACCTCTCGCACTCGTAGACCGGAACGGATCCGGCCTCATCCTGGAGGACGGTCTGCCCCTGTTCATTGGTGCAGAAACGCTTGTCCTTTGCTCTGATCTGGTCGACCGGACCATGCCGCCTGACATTCTGCCCGTAGTCGAGGATCAGGCAATTCTCTTTCCCGGGTGCGATCCGAAACCCTCGCCCCACCATTTGATAGTAGAGACCCGGGCTCTTGGTCGGTCTGAGGAGAGCAACCATATCAACGTCAGGCGCATCGAACCCCGTGGTAAGCACGCCCACGTTGCAGAGATAGTTGATGTAGCCCTTCTTGAATGCGTCGAGAATCTCTGCCCGCTGCTTCTTTGGCGTCTTGCCATCGATCTGTCGAACAACGATGTCGTTGCTGCCTTGCCAGATAAGGGCTTGTGCAACCTCGTTCATATGCTTGAGGCCGGAGCAGAAAACCAAGGCTTTCTTGCGAGCCTCGCCATACTCGAGGATCTCTTCGACCGCTGCCTGGATGATCTCTTCGTCGGTCATCAAAGCTTCGACCTCGGAGGCGATGAACTCGCCTGCCCGGGAATGAAGGCCAGAGCAATCAACCTTCTTCTTGCCCCCCTTCGATCGGAGAGGACAGAGAAACCCCCGATCGATAAGCTCACGCACCCCGACCTCATAGCAGACCCGGTTGAGGATCGTGTCAGGGTTGCAAATCTTGCCGCTGGTTGTGCGGTATGGGGTAGCAGTCAAGCCGATGACCCGGACGTGCGGGTTGATCACCTGCATTTCCTTGAGGAACGTCTGATAGAGGCCATCGCCAGCCGGTGGTATCAGATGCGCTTCGTCGACAAGGATCAGGTTGCGTGGCCCGATGTCGCAGGCGTGCCTGACCACGGATTGGATCGAGGCGATGATCACCGGTTCGTCGACATCGCGTCGACCAAGACCGGCGCAATGAAGCCCGACCTTCCCGGTGAGTTCTGGCGCCATCAGTAGGAGCTTCTCGAGGTTCTGCTCGAGCAGTTCCTTGACGTGCGAGACGATGATGACGCGACCGTCCCACTTGCCAATGGCATCTTTCACAATCTGGGCGATGATGGGGGTCTTCCCACCCCCGGTGGGAATGACAACGCAAGGGTTGTCGATCCGCTTCCGAAGGTGGTTGTAGACCGATTCGATCGCCGCTTCTTGGTAGTCGCGGAGGATCATCCTGGCCCATGCCCCCCTTCACTCGCAGGAATCTTGGCTTCGATTGCACGGTGCCACGACTCCCCATACTGGCAATCGCACTCATCAATTTGTTTTTGAAGCGCCTCTTCGCAACGGTTCAAAAACTCGATGAGCTGAGCGCACCGCGCTTCCCAGGCTTCGATGGCAGCATGGAATGCGTCTATGTCTGATGCCCATACAACGCTGTCTTCCAGTGGATCTCTGCCGTACTCTTCCCACGGCATCAACGGAACCCCCTCGCACCACTGGCACGCATCTGGTTCGTGGTCATCGGATCCGCAAATCCAACAATCACAGGTCATTTTTTCAAAAACCTCACAATCAGTCGGCCACCTTCGACCGGTTGGCGCCTGATAATCCACAGGCTGTCGACCTGGGAATCGTCCTCGTAGGCTCCCCCGTGCTGCATCGCATCGAGCAAAGCCTTGAGCACGTTGTCAACATCGCGCCGTCTCCGGTCGGGTGGGTACATCTCAATCTCCAGAAAGATCCGTCCCTCGACCTGCTCGACCCCGGTTGCCGACAAGAGGTGAGCAAGCGTCTCGCGATACTTGCGCCCCTTGCGGCTGATCAGGGTCTTGGGTCCGACCCGTCGATAGTAGTGATTGATCGACGGGGGATACGGAACCTCGATCTCGAGGACTATTTCCACGGGCGATCGTCCTTGGACTGAGAAGGCTTCTCAGTCTTCGAACCGATCTTGGAGTAAGCCTTGATCACGTTGGAGAGATCACCGTTGTTGGAGTTCTTCTGCATCCCGACCTTAATGTTGAGAGGAATGCCGTGAAGATCCTCTGACGACTGCGGCTGCATCACATCGACCGCGCGACAGATTGCGGAGAGCTCCGCTTGTGCGATCTGAACAGCCATCTTGTTGGGGTTGTTCAGATTGAGTCGCGCCCAGACCTTGCGCCCCTTGAACTCGCCTTCGAGGATCTCAAAGACAAGCTGGACGTAGGAGCCGGTGCCAGCCTTGGTATCCTTCTCTTCGCTTTCGGTGATCGCTGCGGTGTAGATACCAGCGGGGATGGGTTCGAAACCAAAGTTAGGGTCGACTTCATTCGCATTGAATCCAGAGAGATCTGCCATGATTACTTGCTCGCTTTCGTTTTTCCGTTGGTGGTGAAGTGGGATGCGTACTCGGACCAGTCAAGGTTCATCTCGAAGGGGAGCCCGAGCCTGTTCTTTGCTGCGTGTGCGGGTCGCTCTTCGGTGCGAACGATTCTTTGCCCGGTGCCGAGACCTCGCGCGCGTTTCTTATTGAAGCCCTTGTCCTCGGTCTGAGTGAGGACCTTGAACTTCGCGAACAGGACCTCGTCGCACCATTCACACACGATCGCAACCGCATGTTTGTGGAGACGGGGCGAGAACCGGTCGTAGGCTTCTGCCTCAGGGTCTTCGAACTTCTGAATGACACTGTGTGCCAGGAGGACCACGGTCATTCCTTTGTTCTCACGGAGCCACGAGAGAGCAGCAAGGAACTCGCGCCAATACTTGACGGCATATGAGTATCCCTTAGCGTAGCCGATATCATCGATGTTCTCGACGTTCTTGTCTTCGCACACCTGCGCCCAGATAAGCTTCTCGAGCCAATCGAGCGAGTCGACCACCACGGTTTGAAACGAGTGCTCTTCGGCACAAAGGTCCGACAGGGCTTGCATAGCCTCTTCAAGCGTAGTGGCGACAGGGAATCGAGCCGCTCCGATCTCTCCGAGTCCGTCCTCGGTGGGGACGAAGATCGGCTCTGGCGCCTTCGAAGCCCAGGTCGATTTGCCGATCCCCTGGACTCCATAGAGCAGGGCTCGACGGGGTTGTGGCTTCTTGCCGGTGATGATGTTGTCCAATGCCAAGGGTATCCTCCTATATGTGGTCGAAGACCCGAAGATCTTCGTATCCTGTTGGCCACTGCTGAGCTTCGCGACACTGCTGGAGCTCTGCGATGGCAAGTTCGTTTTCTTTCTGAGCGATCGCGAGAACATCCTCGCCGATCTGCCAGACGCCAACCCGGTATGGTGGCTTCTTTTCAACCGCGATCATGGAGACCGGCCACCTATGACCACAAAGGGCCTCAGCGACAGAACGGTAGAACGCGAGTTGATGAACGTACTTGAACCGTCGAGCGTCGTGCTCGAAGTAGTCGATGTCACCGCAGGTCTTGAGATCGATGATCCCGTGCTCTGGTGACATGTAGTCAATCCGTATCTGGCACTCTTCCCCGCAGTAAACGCCACGACCAACAGCTTCAGGGATGCCGGATTCAATGCGCTCCTGCGCTATCGGATGGAGGTGGACCGAACGCCCCATAGAAAGGGAGAGTTCGTACTCGCCGCGCGGCATGACCTCACGCAGTTGCTGTACCTTCCAATCGAGGTACTTCTGCGAGGTCGGCCCAAAGGCCTTGCCAGTCTTCGGGTTGACCGGAGCCTCTTCGGCGCTCATGTATCTCTCGTCGAAAGCCTTGCGACCTTCGAGCACGAGACAGTGAGTCGCGCGACCGAGACGGGCAACCGCTTCGTCAATCGTAAACGGCAAGAGCCCCTCTCGCTGCGCCTGGTAAAGCGCGGGCGAAGTCATGAAGAGCTTCAGCCGGTGTGACGAAAGACACCCGTACTGCGAATGATAAATCTTCTCGTCTTCCTCCTTGAGCCAATGGCTCAGATCAGCCGGATTCTTGGTCACGGTCACAGTCCCCTGTGCTGGGGTGTGCCAGGGTCTGTTAGTCAAAACGCTTCAACCTCCTTTTTGGTAGTTGTCAAAACCTCGCGAATAGCTTTGCGATTCGGCTCGAGCCAATCGCTGATCAGCTCTTCACGAGTCATTTCGGTGTAAGGGTGGTCGAGGAATTCCTGAAAGTTGAACTTGAGATTGCCGCGCGTGTCCGTTTCGATACGGAAACCACCCGCTCGAAAGTCGACGAACATGGCGAAAATGCGCGGATCTCGTCGTCGAGCGACGATAAGTGCGTGCTCCCAGATCTCAGTGTCGGAAACGAGATCGGGACGGGGATCCAATTCGATGGTAACACCTCCTCAATTTTCTACGAGCATAACAAGAGGCGGCGCCTACTGTCAACCCCTCTCTTGACATATCAAGCGCTAGCAAATACAATCAACCTCAGGAGGTTTCTTATGATCTATTTGAGTACGGCACAACTCTCGAGGCGGTGGGGCGTGTCTGAAGCCACGCTGATCCGTTGGAGAGGTGAGGGCAAGGGGCCCGGGTATCACAAGATCGGAGACAGTGTCAGGTACAAGCTCGATACCATTGAAGCTTACGAGAAGAATCGCGAAGTCGCCAGAGACGAGGTGGACAGTTGAAAACGAGTGACTACCAACATTGGGTCAGGTCGAAGATGAAGAACCACGCCA